GCAGACAGATACCGATGTTCCTGTTCCGCAGGTATTGTTTAGCAATCTTGAGACTCTTCCGGTTTACAAATATGACGGCATCGGTACTTACAAAGTATTGCATCCGCTTGTTGATTTTACAAAATGCATTATTTCCATATCATCAGGCCAAGTAGCATCTCCCGATACCTATCGTGCCATTGCATATGTGTCTACACAAGGTGAAGTAAGGATGATGTGCGTTGATGCCACGGCTGCTCCAGCTAATGACCAGTTGTCAAACACTATGTTCAAAATGGAAATCTGGTTATGAGGTTTACGATTGATACAAATACAAGGATCATAACGATCAACGGCAACCCCAAACTGAAGGAACTTGCACAAACCCTGCTTGAACTTTCTGATAAGGGGTTCGAGGGTTACGCTGTGCATGTGATACCCATGGTTTCAGCGTCCGTAGGTACCACGTACGGATATGTCACTAACGATACATTGACAAACAATGAAGGAGTCCCTCCGATTATTCACTACTAGGATACCGGAAATACTCGAAGGTTGGAAAAACCTCGTGCTTACTGATTCACGGATCGAGAAAATAGCCCTTGAAAGATTGAAGGTCTGTTCCGATTGTGACCAGAACAATACAAATCCGGAACTGTCAATGGTTTCCAGGTGCAAGGCATGCGGGTGCGTCCTTGAGGCTAAAGCCAGAAGTCCCAAATCCGAATGCCCGAAGAACAAATGGCAATACTTGGAAAAGATCTAGACTCGATAGAGGTTTCCTACCTTACTCCGGTGATCAGTGAGAAAGGAAGGACCTTGAAGAAGACGGTGTTGCGGAAAGGGGTTTTACTCCTTTCAAGCATACTGATAATGGATGAGAACTTCGATTCAAAAGGCAACCTGGTCGAAGGGACATGCAGGGTTTATTATGAGAATCTCGGATGGCTTGTGCTTGAGGAGGATTATGATGAGATGGCCAAGTACAAGATGGGGCAGGCAAATACAGTAATAGGATTCCAACCAACGATAAAAAAACAAAAGAATGACACAAGAACAAATCCACGAAAAAATGCGTAAGCATTTCACTCCGATGAATGGACACATCATCGTAGAGTATGTGCGTAACCTGAAAACTTCCGGCGGTATCTACCTGCCTGAGAAATCAGAACACACCAAGAGCATCGCCCATCCCATAGTAGCGGCAGGGGCCCAGACCGAATTGAAAGTAGGTGAATGGGTGGCATTGCGCCCCATGCAAGTAGACGTCTTCAAGATGTACGACAGGGAGTTCGCGATATTGCGTGACTTCGACGTCATGATGAAGGTTGATATGACATACCTCAAAGACGAGGCTGAATTCAAAACAAAAGTAAACGATAACTGAAATGGCTAAATTACCATCAATTCCCGCTGGGATGAAAAGCATGATGAAATCCTCCGGCAAGGAAGGTGAATTCATCACCAAACTTCTGCACTGCACTACGCAGGTGCATATTTATCACTTGATCTGCAAGGGACCGGGTTCCTTTGCAATGCACAAGGCTTTGAATGAACTGTATGACGAATTACCTGATTTGGTAGACGGTCTTGCAGAATCGGTACAAGGCAAATACGGCATCCTGAACTATGCCATGGCTGCTCCGGCGTATGACAGTACCCTTTCAAAGGCTGTGCCTTATGTAAAGGATGTCTTGAACTACATCAAGATGACCCGTAAGGACATCTGCCAGGAAAGCAACTACCAGAACCAGATCGATGAGTTGGAGACATTGTTCTACACCACGATTTATAAATTGGAAAACCTGAGTTGATATGAAGATTATGGAGTCCTGGGACCTAAGTGTCAATTTTTGGGAAGTCAACCCCCAGTTGAAAGTCCCGGGACTTTTCCATAAGCTTTATTCGGAAGACAAGTCCAAGGGCAAGAGCCAGTCGTCAAAACTGATGTGGGCCCTTGCTTTTTTTGCTGACTTCGATTCAAAGTACAGGGCATTGTCCGACGGTGAAAGGAAAAAACTCGTATCGGAAGACATATTGAAAGATCCTTCGTTTGACTGGTCCACTGTCGACGAGTATATAAAGGCATGGGACATGTTCAAATCCGTGCCCATGAAGCAGATGTCCGAGTGGGAAAGGCTGATGAACGAAAAAACCGAGTATATGCGTACGCTCAAGTACAACGCGGATACCGCGGATGAGATTGAGAAAAGGTTATTGTCGAATACCAAACTGTATACTGAGTACGAAGAGATCATGTCACGCCTTGTCCAAGAAGGTGAAGGTGGAACCATGATAGGCGGTGGAATGGAAAGTCTCACCGAGAAAGGGGATATCTGATGTGGAACGATAGGCGGGATTTCACACTGGCAGAAATTCCAAAACTCCATCCCATGAGTCATGGGTATCTTGACTTTTGGCGTGGGGAGAAAAAGAAAGTGATAGAAGGGGTATGGATCAATGGAGTGTGGTGTCCGCCGCAACTTTACCATTACCTCAATTATGCAACAATAATCCTTGGTGAAAAGAAGACAAGGAAGAAGGACAGGCCATGGGACCTTGATTACGTATGGGACCTGGCTTATTATTGGATAGAGGCACGTGGAATCTCAGGCTTTGAAAAAGTCGGGGACGTGGATGACATCCGTTCATTCTTAAGACAACGACATAATGAGGATCTCGGAAAACCATTATACAACAACCAAGCAAGGAACCTGCTTGTTATGGGCCCTCGTGGTTGGGGGAAGTCTTATTGGGCTGCTAATATCGCTGCTCATGAGTATCTTACAGACGGGCAACGGGAATACATACCCGGAACCCCTCCAAAAGAAACGGCCGAGGTCATGCTCAGTGCCTATAACGCCCCATATGTCAATGACCTCATTACAAAAATACAGGACGTCCTGAACAATTATCCCGGTGGCATGGAAGTCAACGGGATATACTATCCGCCCCCTTTTGCAAAAACCCTTTCAGGTACATGGGCGATAGGTAAGAAGATTGAGAATTATTATAAGAAAAAAATAGGTGGCAAGTGGCAATGGATGGGGACAAGGTCCTGTTTCAAACCACGTGTTTACAAGGACAAACCCTTGGCGGGTGTCGGAGGTCGTAATACCCTGAAGATAGGGGAAGAGATCGGGGTTTGGGAAAACCTCATTGAATCACATTTCGCGGATGAGAATACTCAAAGACTTAATAACTATAAGTTTGGGTCTACCCTTTATATCGGTACTGGTGGTGACATGGTGGGTGGCGGAACACTTGCCGCACAAAAGATGTTCTACGACCCTGAGACTTATGACTGCCTGGTGTTTGACGATGTTTATGAGAATAGAGGCAGAATAGGTTTGTTCTTTCCGTCGTCATATACGAAGATAAACTACAAGGATCCGTTGGGTAACACCAACCATCAACTTGCCAAACTGGGCGAGGAAGAGGAGCGTGAAAAGAAGAAGACTGCCAAAGACGCAAGTGCATATGATGAATACGTTGTTTACAACCCACTGGTTCCCAGTGAGGTATTCCTGTCAAAAACTAATAATATATTCCCTCTTAAAGATCTTCAGTACACTCTGGCTCACATCGAGACTAGCAGACTGGCTGATGCTGAATGGATAGGGGATCTTGTCCTTACGGAAAATGGTGAGGTTGAATGGTTTAACAATGCAAAGAACAGACCTATCTATGATTTTCCGTTGAAAGCCGAGGCTAATACGGAAGGATCGGTGGTTCTTTATGAACATCCTATAAAGGATGATGACGGGATTATCCCATGGGGTAGGTACATAGGAGGAATTGACCCTTATGACCACGACAAATCCAAATCAGGTTCGCTTGGTTCGATAATAATCCTGGATAACCTGACAAACAGGATAGTCGCGGAGTATTCCGGACGTCCTGAAACTGCGAATGATTTTTATGAAACCTGCCGCAGGTTGTTATTGTATTTCAATGCTTTGGCATTGTATGAGAATGAAAAGAAAGGGGTATTTACCTATTTTGAATCATGCGGATCATTGTATCTGCTTGCCAGACAACCTAAACTTATCAAGGACGTAGTCCAAGGATCCACTGTTGACAGGGGATATGGTATGCACATGCCCTTGGAAATCAAGCGTTATGGCGAAGGATTGATAAATACCTGGCTTAGAAGGACTTATGAAGGTGATGTAAAGGTTTCACATAAGATAAGGTGTTTGCCGTTACTCAAGGAATTGATAATGTACAATACCGATGGTAACTTTGACCGTGTAATGGCCTTGATGCTGGCACTTTACCAGAAGGAAGAGTTACGGAAATACGAAATTAAAATTGAAGAAAACGTAAAAACCTTCCTTGAAAATGATTTTTTCAAGACAGGGTTTGTAAAAGGTAGTCAGAAAAGGGGATTTTTCCTTTGATATGCTATAGGGCATTTCTTTTTTTATAACCTAAAGGTTTTCAATTCGTTTATTATAAGATAAATTTGCAAATTCCCCTAACTAGAGACTGATGGAGATTTACTATACCAATAAAGCCTTGATGCCTAGACAGAAAGTTTCACGCTCTGTCAAGGAATCGGTGAAATGGAAGCACGATTGTGTCGATGCTGTCATTGCCACCACCAAACTCAAGGACAGTAAGAGGCGCAGGACAATCAGTGAAAGGAAAAGGAACTATGACCTTTTCAATAACAAAATAGATGAGGCGCATTTCAGACATATTACTAACCCTTTCAACATCAGTCGTGAGGGTGCTAATACTTTCAAGCTTCCTGCTACTCTCCAGCCTTATGATATCCTTTTTCCTATTTTCAATGTGCTTTTTGGCGAAGAGCATAAGCGCTTTTTCAACCCTATTGTACGGGTGGTTAACGACTCTGCCATAAAGGAAAAAGAAGAGATAACAAAACAGACAGTATTACAGGCATTGCAGGAATTCCTGCTTCGCAACGTAGAACAGGACCCTAACAATCCCCCTCCTACACCTGAGGATGTGGTTAAGAACCTTCAGAAGTCCATCAAGGACATGAAAGAAGAGACTGCAAACCTATTCCTTCAGTTTTACAAAAAGAAGTTCCGTCTTAAGGATGAATTTGCCAAGGGATGGAAGGACTGGTTGATTGCAGGCGAGGAATTCTACCGTGTGGAACAGGTTGCAAACGAGGTTGTCATTAAACGTGTCAATCCTTTGCAGACCTGGTTCTTTATTCCGGAAAATACGGATTCTGTTGAAGAAGCTTCACAAATACTTGAACAAACTTACATGACCGTCAATGAGATAATTGACGAGTTTTACGAATACCTTACTCCCGGACAGATAGACGAGTTGGAAATGTATTATGCCAATTATTTTCCGGGTAATGAACTTATCAATCCGATGACTATCAAGACGGTTGAGAGTATCTATAACTTCGAGGGTGAGGAATACGCACTTGACAGGATCCCTGTCTTCCGTGTAAGATGGAAGTCCTTCCGCAAGGTAGGCAACTTCTATTATATCGACCCGCAGACTGGCGAAGAACAGGAATTGCTTGTCGACGAGTCTTGGCAATGGGATAAAAAGGATCCTATGCAAAGGGTTGAGTGGTTTTGGATCTCTGAATACTGGGAAGGTATCCGCATAGGTGCGGACATGTACATTGATGAGATGATACGCCGCCGTCCACAGCAGTTCAGGTCCATGGACAACTTGTCAAAGTGTAAATCAGGTTATGTCGGACGCCTTTGTTCCGCACAAAACTCACAGGCTACTTCATTGATGGACCGTCTTGTTCCATGGTTGTACCTGTATTTCATAATCTGGTATGACACTGAACTTGCCCTTGCCACGAACATAGGTAAGATCGCGTTGATAGACGCTTCGACCATTCCTGACGGATGGGACGTTGAAAAGTGGTTCTATTACGCACGCGCGATGCGCGTAGGATTTGTCAACTCCATGAACGAGGGTAACAAACGGATGGGTATCAACCAGAACATGTCTACCTTGAACAAGGAACTCAACCTTGAGATGGGTAACTACATCCAGTTTAACATCCAGTTGCTTCAGGAGATTGAAAGGAAGATACAGAATACCGCAGGTGTTCCTCCACAACGTCTTGGTGCTATCAGTTCAAGTGAAATGGTAGGTAACGTAGAAAGAACCTTGACACAATCAAGTCTTGTGACCGAGGACCTTTTTAGGATGCACACCCTTACCAAACTTGACGCATGCACCGCAATACTCGAGGTAGCCAAGGACGTATACCGCAATGGTTCAAAGACCTTGCAGTATGTCACTGATGATTTGCAGGATATCCTGTTCAAAGTAGACGGTGAAACGTTCAATAACGCAGATTACGGAGTATTCGTGACTGATGATATGAAGGATATGGAAATCCTTGAAGCAATGAAGTCGCACGCTAAATTCGCATTACAAAATGATCAGATGGCTTTTTATCAGCTTGCTGATATCTATACCACTGAGTCTATTGCTGGTATTCGTGCCGAGCTTAAAGGATATTATGAGACTAAGCAACAGCAGGCGCAACAGGCGCAGGAGCAACAGTCGCAGATCGCGCAAGAGCAGATGGCATTGGATAAGCAGAAGCATGACGAAGAAATAGCGTTGAAACAATATATCAATGACACCGGAAATGCAACAAGGATACAAGTCGCACAGATAGGCGTGTATTCAAGACAGCAGGACCTAGACCTAAACAATGATGGAATTCCTGACCCGATTGCCTTGGCTGGACAAGCTCTCAAAGAACGTGAAGCGGCTTCTAAGGATTTTATCGAACGCCTCAAGTTCCAGGCCGAAAAGATTAAAGCAAACTCCGAAACAAGAATCAAGCAACAAGAACTTGCACTTAAGAAGGAAGAGATTGCTTCAAGAGAGAAAACTGAGAAACTCAAAGCCCAAACAGCTTTGAAGGTTGCAAAAGCCAATAAGAACAAATACGATAAGGGATGACCTCATCGGAAATATCCCGTATACATAACAACAGGATTGCCCGTCATAATTTCAAATATTACGGACCTGAAGGTACCGTATATATTGGATTGGCTGATGGTAGGTTAAGGCGTATTTCAGACGGTACAACTACTATTGTATCCGGAGGAGGTATACAAAGTGTCACGGGTTTGAATACCGACACGGCTGACCCTGCCAATCCTGTAATACAAATATCCGTAGACGGGGTTACAATCACAGGCGCAGGTACTCCTGCCAGTCCTCTTGTTGCTACTGCTTCAGCAGGTGGAGTAACATCAGTGACTGATGACGGCAATGGCGTAGTTACTGTTGATAATACCATACCTACCGCACCAGTGGTACAGTTTCAAGGTGTGAATGTAGATGGTGTCACGATAACAGGTGATGGTACTTCTGGAAATCCACTTGTTGCATCAGGTGGAGGAACAGTTGACATATTAAGTCCGTTATTATTAATGGGAGGATGACATGCCAATAGTATACAAGATATTGGGGCAGGATGCTCCATCAGCAATTACCGAGATAGATCTTTACACGGTGCCTACTCTTACAAACACCGTAGCCAGTAGTGTAACCATAACAAACCGTGGTGCTACAGTTGCCACATTCAGGGTGGCTGTGGTACAGGGTGGTGGTGTGACTAGTCCTAGGCATTATCTTTATTACGACTTGCCTATTGCAGGTTATGATACTTTCATAGCAACCATAGGTGTGACCATGGATGCTGGAGATATAGTCAGGGCATACGCTTCTACAGGTGATTTAACATTCCAACTCTTTGGATCAGAGATAACATAATGCAAGGATACGCAGGATATAACATAATGGATAGTGCTGTCAC